GTCCAATTGGGCAACAGCTAGTCCTGAAGTTTTCGGTCCCCTGGAAAAACTGAGTTATTCAACAGGCGACTTTATCGATCGACATGGCTATTTTGAGTGCAATCATAAAGGGGATAATGCTGCATGGTCCATTCGCAACGGGCATACCTATAGCGATCGCAGCGCACTTAGGTTTGATCCGCAGGAACCAGGAAAGCCAAGGCAATTTGTCCATCCGGTCATGGACCCGCACTATGACAACAAGCCTTCGATGATTTCCGAAACGACTTTTTGTCGTCCTAACCGCTATCGTTCAGAAGCGCCCCTCTATTTTGCTGCTTATGGAGCGTTGCAAAACAGTGACGCCATCGTCCATTTTGCATTCGATGGCAGCCAATGGGCAGTTAAACCAGGCTTCTGGATGCAGCAATGGACTCTTATGACACCCGCCATGATGGGGCAGTTTCCTGCCACCGCTCTGCTCTATCGTCGCGGTCTGATTGCTCCTGGCCAGGTTTTGGCAGTAACTTCGCGCGAGGTCTGAAAATAAATCGCAGAGGTTTGAAACAATTGGCTAGACTGCAAGTGGCATGAAAGCGACTTGCATGGGTAAAGAAAACCAATTTAAGGCTCAGAATTAGTTATCACGTTGATAACGCTAAACGTCCCCGTGAGGCCATCAAAGGTAAGTACATTCCAATATTCTGAAGTATTCCTGTAAGTAAATTCGGCAGCAGGACTTCCGTTCTTTGTGCGAATCGACAACCAACTAGATGCTTAACCAATGCAGCACAATATAACGCAGACGTTAAACTGTCTCTAGTTGCCACAATACTTAGAGTTACACTGTTGATATCTGACACTAGAACATTATTAGGTTGAAGTCGAATAAATGAACTACCACCAAACTTTGAAACATCCTTCCCCCTCGGACCTAAAGTATATGCTTCAGTCCCTGTCCACGTCCCATGATTCCCGTTCCCGGAATAGTCCAAAGCATCCCCTGCAAGTTTCCAGTATCCCTTCAAATATTTCTGATCTCCAACTCTACGCTAGTCTATTGGCGCTTATTCACTGTATACTGGCAAATAAAAACCAAGCGAGTCTGCTACTTTTATTTGTATATAGCCTCTCAGCGTCGGCACTACATTATTTGTGCCGCTTGCAAAATGAAGAGTGGTAGATTGACCAATTGTCACAGCATCACTCGACACTTTGAAATAGTCCAAATCGTCTGTGTTTTTGATCCAGAGCTTGTTTCCGCTTAGGCTGTTTCGGATTAGCAGATGCGCAGAATTGGTCACATAATTATCCGCGGCATAGGTCAGTGGAGAGTTTCCAAGCTGCGTGTCTGTTATCCAAATCGGAATTGTGTTTTCTGTTCCGCTTCCACTAATCCCGCTCTCGTTCGTAATATTGTAAACGTTTGTTGTAAGATACTGATTCGTCAGCGCGTAACTATTCGTTAGATTGTAAATGTTCGTGCTGAAATACTCGTTAGTTAGCGCATATTGGTTTGTAATGGAGTACTCATTCGTCAGATTATAAAGATTTGTCAGCGCGTACTCATTCGTCAGGCTGTAAAGGTTAGTTAGATAATACTGGTTCGTAAGAGCGTACTCGTTTGTAAGGTTATAAACATTTGTCGTATAATACTCGTTCGTGATGTTAAGCTCGTTCGTAATGTTGTAAACATTCGTCGAGCCAAACGTAACATTTGTCGTTCGCACCACCCGATTGCTGTCCGCGAACAGCATTAGGCCAGGCGTGAGGCCACTAATTTGTAGGTTCATTGGCATGTTTGTGCTACCAAGTGCCAACATGTTGTCGTACTGTGCCTCGCCATCTGTGCCGATAACCCACGTGTTGCTTAAGTTGCTAGTCGCAGCATGTGAATAATCTCCTAGAAACCCAGAGCTTTTAGGCTGGTATTTGCCGTATATTCCCCCAGCAGGAGTAGGAGGATTTAAGTATCGGTTTGCTTCCATATCTGAAACAATAGCTGCATAATTAGTCCCTGAAGCCGCCAATAAGTCATTCCGTATATTTCCTTCATCTTTCACCCACGGGCCTACTCCAGCTTCATTTGTAAAACTTAAGATAGGATAACTATGGTCAAGGAATGGGATAACATCTACTGTGACATATTCATAGCCATTCCATATTTCTTGTTCCAACACAGAATCCTTCGTTAGGTGTTCATAACGGTTTGTAAATAACACATCAGGCCAGATGTTAGTGCTCCACACGCGCACTCCTCTTATCGCCAAAACATCGCTATCTTCAGCAATTATTACACTTCCATTGGTAGGCGTGTTCCATCCTCTGAATGCGTTTGTAAATACTCCAGTGGTGTAAAATGCAGAAGCACTCGAAACTCCATCAACATTCATATCAATTTGAAGTGTTCCAGTTATCAATGACCACTTGAAAGAAAAGTGATGCCAAGTATAATTTTCAGCAGTCCACCCAGGCATTATGTTGGTTCCTATGCACCATTGAACATCACCTAAGTCATTATAACTCATGTATGGTCCATACAGTGTTCCATTCTTACCAAAACCAAATCTAAGAAATTCCCTCCATCCGTCACCTTTAATTTCTGCGAAAGAAACAAATCCATCATTCATGTGTGGATCATCTACGGTGTATCTGAAGTCGTTTGTAAACAGCACCCAACATTCAAACGCTCCCAAATTGGTGAAATTCTGTCCAAATGTGACACCGTAATTTGTGGCGAGCACGTTGGTATCTAATGCAGCAGTTCTAAACAGTGCGTATGAATTTGATCCTATGCCAGCGTTTCTTCCAATTAAAACATTGTTAGAGTTTGTCAGACCATAACCCGCATAGACACCAAGCCCAATGTTCTCATTCGTCCACCGATGCGGCAATCCCCACCACAAATTCGACGTAATCGCAACACCTGCGCCGTTGATATAGCTCAACTCATAACTCGCTCCAGGCGCATTGCTGCTCAATAATGGATACAGCCTGGATACTGACAAGTCCCCACTAAATGTTCCGTTCGTGCCATTTAAGGTTGTTGTGTACACTGTGGTTGCACTTGCGGTTGTTGCGTGTATGTTAGTAAATGTCCCGGTCGGCGCTTGAGCTCTGCTTGACGCATCCAGCGATGACGTGTTGACATCTGATGCATTGACAGTGGTCACATTTACAGTCGTCGCGCCAACAGTCGTCGATGTTACATTCGTGAGGTATGCAGTTGCAGCAGTTATATTCGATGAAACAAGATTCGTCCCAAACACATTCGACACCGTCAGCGAACTACTAAGCGACGCCGTTGCGCCGTAAATATTCGTAGCTTGCACCGTCGGCGCTTGCACAAAATTCGTTGCTACAATGTTGCTTGCATACAAAGTATGGCTAATCCACTTATACGGGCTATTCGTCACATACCAGATCGGTGTCAACGACGCCTGCAGATTCGTACCGTCATAATGCACAATACCCTGGTTCGTTCCTGTCATTCCATACGTTGAATTCATGATCGTCGCGCCCGTAATCGTCACATTCGTCATCCCACCGTCGGTGATAAACCAATTCGTCACACTGATATTCGCATGATGCGCCTGCAACAAACGCTTACCGCTCCAATACAAATCCTCACCAATCCTCGCGAGACAATACGCAGCCAAACTCCACAAATTCGTTTCCGTCGTCGCATACTTCACGCTCGCATCATCAAAATAAGCGTAGCCAGCCGTAGGCCCGTACAACACAAGCTGCGCCTTCGTCTCGCCCGCCGCGGCAGGTACAATCGTCTCCGTGCGATACCATCCCGCAGCCGCACTCGCCACCGGACGCACGCTCAGTAACCACGTTCCAAGCACCGGATCATAAACGCCATACCTTGCATAACCAGAGCCATCACCGTAGGTCCAAAACGACACCGCCAAATTCGTCTCAGTGATCGACACAACCTCCGAGCTCACCGTGTTTTCCTGCAATTCCCACGCCGGAGCGTTAGGTGCGAACGCAAATGTCCCATCCGCCATGCCGCTCACCTCGTCATCCACCGTCGTGCCAGACCCCTCATCCAGTCGCCAGTAATGAAGTAACCATGCCTCAGAGCCGGTCAACCGCGTTTTGTAATTCGCCAGGATCTCAGCCGCAGTTCTGTTCGTATGCCACAACCGCACATCCGCGATCTTCGCTTTGAGAGAGTTTGTCATATTCGTCGAACTCCCAATGCGCCAGGCGTATGGATTGCCCGTGTAAATCGGATCCCACGTTGCTGTGTAATTTGTTCCAGCCACCTGGCCGTTAAAGAAGAATGCCACGCTCGACTGCGTCGGATACTTCACTACCGCCACATGCACCCATTGATTCAATGGAATGGATGGACCGTTCAGCTTGATTGTGCTCGACGCCGTTCGCTGATGATACGCTACAACACCCGTCGTAGTAACATACACCCCCAACACATTGTTAGTACCGTTTTCCCGCACCACAACATAACCATCTTGTGCAGGCAAACCATCCACATAAATCCAGAACTCAAACGTCCACTCTTCCCTTTTCCCAGGCGAGTCTGTGCCAGCCGTAATCCAATCATTCCCATCTACGGTCAGCACATACGTATTCCCGTTAGTGATCACAAACGCATGCGTCCCATCATGTACATTTGTGCTCAACCCAATGCCGGCAAATGTAATAGAAGGCCACCAATTACTTGCCAGAGTGCCCGCATCCGGCACTTCAAATCCAGGGTTCGTCAACTTCTCCAGCCCATACGCACTCACAGACTCCGCATCCAACGTGAAATACCACGGCTGATACACCTCTGTTCGGTCCGTATGCCACACCACAAAGTTACTGCCACCTTTGGTGAAATAGTGGGCCTGGTCTGCATTGGTGCCAAATAACACAACTCCATTTGAGCCAACAGAAACACCGCGTTGGGATGTTGTAAACGAAACCGGTGAGGTTGCTGCGACCGCAAGCAACGCTGTAACAATGATTAAAATGGAAAAGTTCTTCATTCTATTGGATCTCCAATAGCCCATTGGGCGGAATTATCCTCACCCTCAAGGCAGACGTAGTGATATTTGCCAGTTTTGCGATTAAACACCTTGAACGCCCAAACTCCGCTTTGTTCATCGTAAGCTATTATCTGATCCAGAAGCGCAATGATGGCTGTAAAGTTCCTGTCTGCTATCAGCTCTGGATTTGGCGATTCAATTAAAGGGTTAATCAGGCTCATACTTTAGCGACCTCCAAAGTTTCGTAGTGGCGAGATAAATAGCCATCCATACGCGCGTAAAGGCGTATGGTGAATGATTCCAGAGGGTCCATCGCAGCCAGGAGTCTTGCCTTGCTTACTGTTGCGGTTGTCTCGTTGTAGGCGTACAGATCGTAGAATAGTGCGTTGGCTCTAGGGTTTGTGTAATCAAAACTCTCAGTGGATTTATGGACAACCATTTCCCATACAGGATTCACACCCCATCGAGGCAGCGCGGATCCCCACCGGTTGGTTGCGGTCCACGAAAATTGGAACTGGGTTTCTGTACCGTCGTAAGTGGTTGGCCCGGTGAGGTCATCAGGTTTCCATGGTCTCATAACGCGCTCTGTATTATCTACGGTCAAATACGTGAACGCTCCATCATAAGCTTTGCCCAAAACATACGGAGTCAGCTTAAACGTCATCGTATCGCCAAGCGCCACATAAAACGGAATTCCAAACGAATTAATCAATAGATCATTCCACTTGATGATAAACACTCCGGCAGACGCCGAATGCGATTCACTGGCTGAATCAAACGCCCCACGAGTCACGGTAAAACTGTAGTTACCAGATCCAGCCATCGGATCTGAATCGATCGTCATTATTTCGTCCCCTATAATGCATAACCACGTCTCGCCGCCAATCTCTGACGGCATGGAGTCATATTCAGAATCGACCGTAACAGTCACGAGAGTTTCGATTTCATCAAGACCCGAGTCAATTGTTCCGTGTACAGCCCATTTGCGAACTTCGCCAACCTGGACATATTTAGCTCCCTGCCAGTCAATAGATACCGTAGCCCGGGTTGTCATTGAGTTAGGCCTTGAGGCAAGCGCAGATAGATAAGGAGGTCTCACCTCGCCGGCGAGTTTGTAAAACGGCAGCTCAATTACTGCCTGGTGCGCCAGAGCTTCCGGTTCTGACTGTGCTTTTTGTGGAGCTACATAAACAGGGCCTGTATAGACCTGGTTGTTTACATAGCCCCTATCTTCTTCAAATGTTATTTCAATTTCAGGTACATCAGGATCATTCTGGCTGACATCGATCGCCCGGCAATGCATCCAGCATATTGCATATTGATCATAATTAAAATAGAACGGATCCCCGGGACCAATCCCTTGCAGTTTTGATTTCCGAATAGCTATCCTGCCTTGAACTCTTGGGATAGCTAACGCTCTAGCGCTCGCTAATGCGACCCTATCAGCCATGGCAACTGACGTAATCCAAGGACGAGATAAAATTGAAGAGTTTGGAGCTCCTACCGTTTGGACAGCCCCAGCTGCGGAGCCTTGTGTGGAGTCCTCCTTCCACTCAGCCTGGTCGTTGGTGAAGGTTACTCTTACCTCGTTGCGTGTTTGAGTTGCTCCAGTGACATCGATCTCTGGCAAATCAGTCAAACATTCTTCATCAATAACAGGAATCGATTCATCGTTACATTCCACCTTTCGATTAAGGCCAATAGCCAACTTGCCGTTTTCAGTGAAATAATAAAATCCATCGATGTATTCCAAAACCGCGACCAAAAATTCATGAAACGAGGTTGACTCACTCAATACTGGCGATATCCCGAGGCCTTCAGCATAGAGAGCTTGCAGAACTGCCGCCATTAAAGATTGGTCCAGTATGTCTTCAGACAGTCCCAAACCGTACCGCTTGTTGGTTGCGGCCTCGCAGATTAATGCCGGAATTGAACAATCAGCAAGATAAGGTATGGTTGGAGGGTCCATCCAGGTAATCTCAGGGTATCTGGAAACAACAACCTCGATGTTGGGCGCGCTTGTACGGTTGTATCCAAGGAATTGCGCGATTGCAACCATGTAGCACTGACCGGTATAAGCCGGGTGTTCTTCTGCTACGTTTGGTGACTCTGGGTTTTCATCGCTGCTCATCTCGGCAAGCAGCGGATCAATGTCTTGAGTCTCGGTACCCCAATAAAAACGCCAGGTGCCATACTCCGCGATTGTTATTGTTGCATAATTCTCTCCCGGCTGCCGGGTAATTGGACCGCCATTGATTGGCCAAACTTTTTCGTCGTCGAAATAAATTGCTTCCAACGCCTCAACCAAACCGTGGCATACCAAGGCAGCAAACGAACAGAAGTAATTGTAACCGCTTGTTACGCCTTCAGATTTCTTTCCAACTTCCTGGGTGACGGGTTCCGAATATTGGTTGATTGGATTGCTAATGTAGGTAATACCAAGCCTGTTTCTGCCCCAAACCACCGGCAAAGGCCGCGCCTGCTCGGCAGTGGAAAGCCGCTGAGCGCTCAGGCCCATCGGGCGTTGCTCTTTAATCGGTACATTTGCCGTACTGCCGGAGAAAAAGCCCATATTAGATAACTGGCCTCCAGATGTTTTTAAGTCGGCTGAACCATGTGGCGTCCAGCAGGGTTGATACGATTACGTTTGCCCCTTTATAGACGTGAATAAACTTAGGGTAATCCAGAACGACGCCAACATGGTGAACAACCCTGCCAATTCTAAAACCAAGCATGTCGCCCGCTATCAGATCGCTCGATTTCTCGATTTGCTCAAACCCCCCATGACGCTCTATCCAATCAATTACCTTACTTACATGCAAGTTGCCACCCTCGGATATTCCGTATGGAGGGAGCTGCTTTTCAACGCCTTTTAGCAATCCAATGTGCTGGTATAAAGCAAGCACCAGGTGAACGCAATCAACGCCAAACCCCTTAACCATTGCATGGCCTCTAAATGGCGTTCCAATCCATCCGCCAGCTTCATTTTTCAGCGCCTGAGTTTTTTGTTTGTCCAAATACATCATTTCTTGTTTCCGTTAACAACTTCACTATCCATTGCCTTAACGCTTAGATTTCGCGGGGCCATCACATGCCCGCCCCATCTCCTGAAATTGCCGTGCTTGGTCTTGCAGGTCTGCCGGGTGCCGTCGCACCCTGGATACATCCTGACCTCAGCGCCTTCCGTGGCCAGCCTAAGCGGCGCGCTCAGCTCAACATACATATAACCGCCGCTGATCGCTGTGTTGCGGTCAATGGTTCGCACTTCTAGCGTTTCTCCGGTCCCGGTCTCAAACCAACCAAACGAGTAGTCATTCGCTACTTTGGATGCTCCAGGACATGACAATGCTCCAATCTTCATGGTTCGTATTCCTTTTTCCGCCAAAGTCCCAACCGCCACGAACGCCGGAGTGAATGTAACAGGATCGCCAACATTACCGCCAATGGAGGCGTTAGTTGTAATTTGAATTGTATCGGCTGAAATAACCGTGCTTGCTGTAATAGACCTTGTGACGGTGTTTTGGGTGATGGTTCCACCCTTAAAGAAATTCGCCGGTTTGTATAAACCACCAGGCATTGACAGGCTGCCTATCGTGTAAATAAAACCGTTAACATTTGTAATCAGACCAGAGGCGGCCAGGTCTGCCCCGCACAGATCGCTTAGAAACACATAATTGCACCTTGGTTGGATTAAAAACCGAGGGAATCTTCTTCCGATCGCACCCGTGAGGCTGACAGCCTTGGCTGTTATCTGCGTTCCTTTCAGGCTAACAGAATCAATTACCCCACAGAATATTGGAGTGCTGAGGGATGGCGCAGAATACGTTGTCTCGTACGCCTTTACCCAAAGAGGCCTCGGGAGCGATGGCGGCATGAACCTGGATAATGGATTGCTGGATTCGTATGCCGATTCAATGGTCAGCCCGCTTTCCTGTTTGAGGCTCGCAATGTGGCCGTTGTGCTGGATGGCAGCGCTGGAAAAAGCATATCCTCCGGCAGTGACATTTTGATTTAAACTGGTGAAGCGCCAATGAACATTGGTATCGGCTTCTATCCAAAAGTCGTATAACCACACAGGCGCCTGGCCGGTTTCTGTGGCAGCATACTCTGCGGGAAGTTCGACCACCCGCACGCTTCGCTTTTGGATATTGTCAGCAATGAATTCTGCCGAGTGATCATCTGTAGCAAACCTGACGTAAAACATCAGAAACGCATTCCAGGTTTCGTCCACTGCGGTTGACAATGCAGATTTGAGCGTAACATTTTCGTTGGCCCCATCGTTATTACTGGTAACGGTGTCAACCTCTGCGTATTGCGTGGTTTCGCCTGGCTTGCTAAATATCCAATGATGGCATGACGATCCAGAAAACAATTCTCGCAATCCCTGGTCTTCAATCAGAAAGCTGCTAGCATCTACTCCGTCAGAAATTGCGCAAGCTGCCATAGGTGACGGAAGCCAAAAACCATTAATCCTTCCGTTGCATGTTTCGATAAAGGCCTCAAATTCTTCAATCTCGCTCTCATTAGACAAAAGCAAATCAAACTCCCATCCGTGGACAACGCTTTGCTGCAGTGGCTGCATACAAACAACCCTGCCAAGTTGGAATTCCCGAATGTCGTAATTGAATTCGCGCTTTACGCCTTCAGCCCAGTTAATTGTAAATTCAAATATCGGTCGGCTTAAGTAGGTGCTCATACGGATAGTTTAAATTTGACCCATTTTGCCAAACAAAGCGGATTGCTCATGCCATAAACAAAACTATCCCCAATTCCATCATTTGGCGTTGTCGATCCGCTGGCATATTTTACATTAGCGTCAAACCAGTTCCCGGTTGTGCTGTCGGAGCTCCAGAATTCGTTTAAGGCTTCAATTTCAGTTGCTCCGGCTGATTCGAGGGTTGCTATATACTCACTGACCTGGTGGACGAGCAAGGCCTGCTGGTGCTCGATTTTGTCAGATGTCAAATCTCTTGCATACTGCTCTGGATCAGTGGTTGAAAAGCAGTACATTGTTAAGACAGGGTCCACGCTGTAACCGGGTATAACCGGAGCCTCCTCGTTAAACGGAATGTCAATTTCAGGCGGAAAAGGCCCATCACAGATCTCTGTTGAACACTGACCAGGTATCCCAAGCCTTCCTACCGCTGCCGGTTCTGAAATAGATATGGATGCCGATTGCAACCTGTCGGTTATCCCTTGAATACCGCTTGCTTTTAGCCTTCCTAGAATCATGGGGTAGACAATTCCATTTCGGTAATCCCCTTTTAGCCATCCAGACCATGACAACGCACCTGAAACGCCGGTCAACTGTTTTACCTCCCAATAATACTGATAGAGTTCGATTGCATTAATGCCGCAGTGATAACAGTCTCCTGTTTCAACATCGAACGTGATGGCTGTTGTTCCGAGTTCAATTTCTGCAGCGTTCGTATTGCGGTAAAATGTTTCACCGCATTTTACAACAATTCCTTTTATACTGTCGCCTGAATCCGCCCACAGCGCCCTGTAGTGGAGTTCCTCAACGCTGTTATTCATTATCCAAATCCCATTTTCAGACGGGTCTGTCTGGCCGTTTAACAGCGCAGCATCCCCTTCGCGAATTACGGTCCCACCTATGGATGCCACTGAATTATCCAGGTCAACATCAGACTCAGCAACCGCAACCACAGACCTAACCTTTGACGCAAAAGTGATCTGAATACTGCCACCTTGGTTTGGGTATACGGAAACATCGCGGCTAATCGCCTTATTCGCAACATAACCAGCCTCTGCAAAGGGTTCTATTTCCAAGAATAGATTTGCGCTGGCTCCTGCAATGTAAATATCAAACAACCTCATGAACTGCGACCTGTCAAAGCCGGATTCTATCTCTGCAAAATGGAGCCTGATGCGGCATTTGGTTGTTGGGTCTAGGCCGGTGATTAAATAGACTATGGATGATGCGCTTGCAGAGGACCGGTTGCGCGCGGACTTATACACGCTCTCCGGCGGGGCGTCAAAACCGGTGATTAATGTGCGGTTAATTGCTGAAGCTGTCGCGACCTGGATTCCGTAGGTGTAAAATGAATCAGCAATGAATAACCCAGAGGCCGATCCGCCGCAGTTAACGAGAAACAACCTGTTGCGCCCAAATTTGCTTTCCAGCGAAAAAAAGGCCCAGTCACCAATAGACCATGACCACTGTCCAGATGCTGCGGCGCTGTCTTGAATAGTTGCGTCCGGGAGACGCTGAGGCCTGCCCCACACAGGAGCGGCTGCCCCTCCTGCCTTTAGCGCCGATTGAATCAACCCATCAAATTCGTAACGGTCATTTTCCCAGAGCGACACGCTGTATGATTGAGATTTCAACCGGTTTGTCCGGGATAAAGATCTATCCTCATCCCCGCAAACGCCAGACACAATCTTATCATTGCTGGCAGCAGCAAACGATACTGGCTGGGCCCAGTTAGGTCCGTATGGCAACACGGGGTAATTGCCAGCGTTCATTACGACCGCACCCCCAAATCCAATTTCATGCCGTTAACCATTGAATATAACACCTTTCGCCCTTCAGTTGATTCAAGGTATTGTTTGAGTTCGCGCTGGTCTTTGAGCACAACCACATTGACTGGCGCGGGTGAAACGTTGACTGAAGACCCAACCAGGCCGCCTGTCGCAAAACTGCTTGTAGGCATCGAAGGGGGTATCCCATACCCAATCTTGGGAAGCCGCATTTGGTTTAGAGCTTCAAGGTAGTCAGCTCCATAATGCTTGACCGCCTTGGATTGCACGACATATTCGCCGGTTGCAACCGCAGCTAGTCGATTATCAGTAAGGGAGGGAGATCCAGGAATGAGGCCACCTTCAGCAAACCCCATAAATCCAAAAAAGCTTGCTCCAAACGCGGTCCTGATGGCGCCAACGACCATCATCTGCACCGCAACCTGAATTAATGTCTGCAATATTAATCGCCCCATGGCGACCATGGACTGCCCCCAACTCTTTGTGCCGTCAATCAACCCCATAATACCGTCTGATATCCCCGATATTGCATTACCCACAACCCCAGTTAAAGCGCTGGCGACGATGGTGGATTGCAGTTGTACGGTATTGGTCCAATTCCAGAAATCTTGCACCCCGCCTTTCCATGAGTTTTTCAAGTTTTGAGCTTCAATTTCAGCGCGGACTTGTCTAACGTTTTTGGCGATTTCAGCCTCTTCGGTTTTGCGCTCTCGCTCTGTTTCCAGCCTTTCTTTGTCGATATTAAGCCCTTCGATGGCATGTTGGATTTCAGCCTCTCTTTCCTTGGAGCTCAAATCAATTAACTGGGCATGAATTTTCTCCAGTTCGTTGCGCTTTTGTGCGGGTTCAAGCTCAGATTTTAGGACCTTATCGCGATCTTCCATGAGATACTCCATCTTATTTTGGAGCATCTCCTTTGTAATTTCTAACTCCGCAGAGGCAATTTCTTTCCTTCTTTTTGCGTATTCTTCTGCCGTCAGATCGTCCTTGAGCATTTCGGTCTTCACCTTGCTGAGCTCAAGGGTGATTTTTTGAAGATCGTATTCACTTTCTGTTAGCGCTTTTAATTCATTGGCACTTAAAGCGGATGACATTGCAGCCTCTTCTTTTGGCTGAGGAAGAAAAAAGTAAGGATTAGCTTCGGTGATAAACTTCTTCTGAAGAGATCTCATTCTATCAACCAGAGTTGTAATTGATCCAGTTTTTGAGTAGGTTTCCTCATTCCTTTTTAGTGCATCCAAATAAAAATCGTATTGCTCCTTGGTGAAAGACCACCCTGTAACAGAATTTCCAAATTTGAGCTGGTTGTTTAGATTTTTTAAAAAATTATCTTTCTGCGCCTGATAATTAATCTTAAGGTCAGATACCGCAAATTTTGCCCAGTATGCAGTTGCTTCATTTGTAAACCAATTTATCTTATCACCCAAAGAATCTTTTAACTCTTCAAGTGCTTTTTTGCGATCCTCCATCCCGTAAGCACCCGCCCTATATGATGATTGCGCTAAACCATCAAATCTACCTCTAAGTTGTGTGAGTAATTGGTCCAACTTCTGAGCTTTAGGTAGAGTGTCGTCAATCTGAACTCCATATCCTCTAAGTTCCGATGACGCGCTTGATATAGCCCTTCCCAATTTGGCTGCTGCATCTTCGGGAGTAATATTTTCAAAGGCAGCCAAATCCAATGCAAGCTTGGTGAATGGTTCTATATAATTATAGGGAACCTTAAGCCCAATGAGGAGCTTTTGAACGGTTACCAGAGCATCTTTTGAGGCGATGGTTATTGCTGATAATTCTTCTCTTGTTGCTTCCAATGAAGCTGCGGCTTCCGCTGGATACCCAGCGTTCTTCATCACCGCATTCAGACTGACCATTTCGCGCTGGGCCTTGCTGGCGTTATCGGCAATTTCAAGGAGTTCACGAACACCCAAGCCAAGACCAAAAGCCCCAAGAGCGCCAACGGCATAGCTCTTCATCTCGCCTAATGCGGACTTAACCTCTGCCAGGGCTTTTTTGGCTTGCGCGGTCTCAGCACTAACACGGATATTGACTTTTGGATCTCCCATATTATTTCAAGGCGCTTTGCATTCGCCTCAGATTGGCTTTCTGATTCGTTTTTATTGCCTGTTTATTCTGCAGCATAGCCGCGAAGTCATTGAAATACTTTTGCCCTTCCTTGCTCATGCACCCGGCTATGGCTGCATGAT